GCTGGCAGACCCAATATCTGTGTCGTTAGATTAACAGCAAGATCCCCTAGGGGCTTGCTGCTTTTCGAACGCACAGTGTTTGGATCGGCCTCATTGAAACACTCTACAGCGCAGTTTGACACGAAGGTATTACCTAATAGCAAACTTCACTGGGCGTGCATCAGACCTAGGACCTTGAGGAACTCTGTCAAAAGTTCTTCAACGTCCTCGGGTGATTTGACTAATTGCTTAGTCAATTCAAAGATGTGAAACTTTACCGCGAGTCTCCCTAGCTTACGCTTTGGGATATCGTGATAATGTTTCACAAGCCGAAGAACCTCCGAATGTGTACTTATTTGAGTTACTCAGCCTTTCTGCCGTGCGACTTCTAACACGTCGAAGAGTAGGTATCACCTACGCTTCAACGCAGTTAGAAGACCGCCGACAGGGAAGGGTGAAATCTCCACACCATTAAAGAGTATGCGTTTAGCAAATTCAATAATGTGAGGAGATATGAAAGTCTTTGGCGCCGATCACTCGACGTCAATTTCCTTCAAGAAACCCAAATAGGCTTCTCCTAACCTTTCATCTGAGATGACTATATCATCTCCTAGAAGCGCGTAATGTGCTTCCTTCCAGTTGATATTTAACTTCTGACACAGGTAATACATAATATAGTGATGTGTTACCGCGAAGGAAGCCCATGAGCCGTAAAGGCCCATGGGAGTTCCCACAGTGTACAGAAGATCCTGAGGATTAGAACCCTGTGGAGCCCACCGAAATGGGTATCCACAAAGAACTTTTCTTCAGGTATCAACCTTTGATGAAGGTAGGAGCCCTTTAAGGAGTATAACGGTTAGTTCGACAGGGAATCTGTCAGTCGCGGATGATAAGTCCACGCTGTAAGAGACTCGGTCGAATTTCACCTTCTCCTTAAAGAGGCACTGATCAAAAGTGCAATCTTGAGAGATTTTCTTCAAAACCCGGAAAAGGTACAGATGCCACGGACGAAGACAGGTCTGAGACCAGTAATCGCCCAAGGCAACTATACGTTGTTTCGTTTCCTTATCAGGGAAAGAAACCAGTTTCCGAATCAGAAGATCTTCTTTTGATTTAAGAGAGGTAACAAAACCAATCTTAACACCTCAAGAGAGCACCTCGAGTCTTTGCTTCATCACCGGACCTCCTAGCTCCTTTAACAGAGCTAGAAGGCAAGGTGGTAAAGCAATGAAATCAGTCCATGCATACTTGAGAGCTGTCCCGTTAGGGCCAGACTTCCGAGTTTCATGGAAAGATCTAAACTCGAGAGATCTCGGAGATCGCAATCGCGAAGGCTTATACCCCAGTTCTTTCCAGAATTGGACCGTATACCTACTAAAATCACTAGGGATACCACCATTGTGGGCCCTAGTAATCGATTCGATATCCGGATCCTTTCCCAGTTTCAGAGCGCGCGACGCATATAAGATCGTCGTCAGATAAGCGAGTAATCGGTTATCTGAACCAGACCGTACATACGGGATGAGCGCTCCTAGAATCACAGGGAGACCATCAGATGTTAGCCTAATCCCTGAAATGCTTGTTGGTTTGCCCGAAAGGTAAGCCAACAAACACTGGCGGGTCCCCTTGATATGTTCAAGAGTCCACCTTAGGCCTCTCGATTTTCTCAAGAGACTCTAATCGGTAGATTAGGGCTAGCATAGCCTGCTTCGCCTTTGGTGTTTCTAGCGGAAAAGCTAGAAACATCCACGAAGCTACCAGTCGTACTGACCGGTAGAATTTTATTCTACTTGTCCGTACTCTGAAAGCGTCGTGTATCCTCTTAGACATCACCTCATTTCTGAGAAGAGTCGCTGAGGAGCCGCGAACGGGCTGCTAACCCGAACAGGGCTGCGTACTCAAATTAATAAGTACAGGGCTGTTTAGGCCCCATCTGGTTC